ATAGTAACTGATGGGTGCTATGATATTAGAAGTTCTGACCAATTTCTAAGAAGAATATGTATATATCAAAATAATGGTCCTAAGGCAGATAGAATTAGAGATTGTTTAAATCAGCTGGATATTAAATTCTCCGAAAGTGTTGAAAAAAACATTTGTTTTGCAATAAATCGATCTGACTCACATAAGCTTGCAGAAATATTACCAAATAAAAATCTAACCATGGAATTTATTTTAGATCTTACAGCAGACCAAAGAGAATTATTAATCAACACTATGATTGATGGAGACGGATGGAGAACCAATGGACATAGAAGGTATGCCCAAAAAGATTTACAACATGTGGATTTATTTCAAGCTTTATGCGCTATATCTGGTCATAGAGCCATTTCACACGCTGTGACTAATCATACATCTTTTGGCAAATTAACTAATTACCATACAATAAATATTTTCTCTAAGAGAAAGAATACCACAAAAGTTGCATGTGTTGATTTTCATGGCGGCAAAAGAAATGGAAGAGATAAAATATTGGGCAAAGGTAAAGAAAATCATCCAAACGAACCAACAGTCAACTACAAGGGTCGAGTTTGGTGTCCAGAGACTGAATATGGATCATTCTTGGTTAGAAGGAATGGTACTGTATATCTTACCGGTAATAGTTATCTAGACGAAATGAAATGTCAAGCATTGCTACAATTAAGTCAAGTGGGTCTACAATTTGATGAATCTCGTAGTGATATACCCAATCCATTTGCATACCTAACACAAGTTACCAAAGCCAGTTTTATCAGAGCATTGAATTTAGAAAAGAGAAATCAAGACATCAGAGACGATTTGTTAATTATGGCCGGGGCAATGCCCAGCTATACCAAGCAAACAGAGCATGAAATAGAACAACAAAAAATTAATGCTGAGATCAGTGCCGCTAAAAAAGATGCAGCTTCTGAATAGTTGACAGCGTAAATATTTCATGCTAATCTTAATTGAGAGGCTAGCATGAAATATCCTGATAGAATTCCATTTCTTACTATTAGCACTAGTGAGGCGATTAAGTTTTCTGAAGGGCACAATGCTATGAATCCAAATACTCCTTCCGTTACTGGAGCATTCTTATATCTTGGAAGTCACGATCCAATTTGGGTATCGATAATACAACAGCATTTTGATTTTAGTACTTTGATGTTGCGAGAAATAATAGAAATTTTGAAAGATATGCATGCTGTAAAACACTGTTTGGAAAAAGAAGGTTTCGCTAATACGATAATCGAACCAATCAGTGTTGCATTGGATCAAAAATCAACAACATTTGGTAATGGTTTTAGAATATGGTTTGTTCCAGAGGACTATATGGAGTTTAAATTAACATATGGACACTAAATTATTACTGAAGAAAGTTTCAGAGCTTCTTAAATTAAACCGTCGATCTATTACTACAATATCGCCAATAGTAGAAACAAATCAGGTTGTTGACCCAGACTTAGTTAGAGTTTTTTCGTATTACACAACAACTAATGCGTATAGAATAGCTCTAGTTAATTGCTTGGAACCTCAAAGTTTATTTGGGTTTGCAGAATGGGTTTGGTTTGAACAGATCTTCAACATCAAGGTCAGTGTCGATTACCAATTCTCAGAACCAATTTTTACTCTGACTTTTCCAAATCATGAAACTAGGTTTGAGTGGTTGATGCATTGGTCATAAGACTTAATTCAAATTCAAATCTCTTATAAAAATTGAACCTTCTACTTGATATATATTACTATAATACAAGTAGTATATAGAAGGTTGTACTGTCTTGGCGAATGCACTTGAAGTAAAATTAAAAAATAAAAAAATCGATTGGACTAAAGTTGTTGCTTGTACCGACATTCATGTGGGACTGAAGAACAACAGTCGAGAGCACAATATCAATTGTGAAAATTTTATCAAATGGTTTATTGAACAAGCTCGTGCTAATAATTGTAAGACCGGAGTTTTCTTGGGTGACTTCCATCATATCAGAGCGTCAATCAATATTTCAACATTGAACTATAGTGTTAGCATACTGCGTATGTTAAATGATTACTTTGATGATTTCTTTTTCCTAGTAGGGAATCATGATCTGTATTACAGAGACAAGTTTGAAATTCACAGCTTGCCATACATTAAAGAGTTTCCCAACATACATGCAGTTGAAGAAATCACAACCATCGGCGATTATACCTTTGTGCCTTGGTTGGTTGCAGATGAATGGAAGAAGGTTGGCAAAAACAAAAGTCCTTATATGTTTGGACATTTTGAATTACCTCGTTTTAAAATGAATGCACAGGTAGAAATGCCGGACCACGGGCAGCTTAATACAGACCATTTTGCCAATCAACAAATGGTGTTTAGTGGACATTTTCATAAGAGACAAAATCAAAATAAAATTTGGTATATTGGAAACTGTTTTCCACACAACTTCTCTGATGCAGGCGATGACGATCGAGGCATGATGATTTGGACTCCTGGCAGCAAGCCACAATTTCAAGCGTGGCCAGATGCACCAAAATATAGAAACTTATTGTTAAGTGATGTACTAAGTGATCCCATGCTGTATGTAGACCAACATACATATGCTCGAATCACTGTGGATGTGGATTTGACATTTGAAGAAACCAACTTCATTAAAGAATTATTAACACAAGAATTGGGAGCCAGAGAAATCACTATGGTCCCAACCAAGATTGGTGAGATCAGCTTTGACGACAGTGCTGAATTAAATTTTGAATCAGTAGATACAATAGTGATAAGTCATATTCAAAGCATCGACAGCAATACCATAGACAACCAAGAACTAATCGACATTTACAACAGGATTTGATTTAGATGATTACTATTAAAAACGTTACTATGAAGAACTTCCTGAGTGTTGGCAGTGTGACACAGTCTGTGATATTAGACAAACCTGGAACCACATTAGTTCTGGGAGAGAATTTGGATTTAGGCGGCGATGGTGCTCGTAACGGGGCGGGCAAGTCGACTCTGTTAAGTGCCATAAGTTATGGATTGTATGGCATTGCATTAACTAATATCAAACGAGATAACCTAATTAACTTCATTAATAAGAAGGGGTTGGTTGTCAGTGTGGAGTTTGAAAAAGATGGTCATAAGTATAGAATAGAGCGAGGACGTAAACCCAACTTCTTTAAATTTTTTGTAGATGACGCGCATGTCAATAATGAAGACACCGACGAAGCACAAGGTGAAAGTCGAGAAACTCAAGCTGAGATCAACAAAGTATTGGGAATGAGTCATGACCTATTCAGGCACTTGGTAGCTTTGAATACATACACAGAACCTTTTCTCAGCATGGGTGGGGGTAAGCAACGTGTGATAATCGAAGAGTTGTTGGGCATTACGTTACTAAGTCAGAAAGCTGCTAACCTCAAAGAATTAATCAACACCACAAAGATTGCTATTGATCAAGAAGAGTTAGTCATCAAGTTGGTCAAACAAAGTAATGACAGAGTACATAACACCTTATTGGAATTTGAAAAGAACTCACAGCAATGGCAAACCAAACACAACAAGACTATCAGTGATTTAGAAAGCAGTATCGGTGATTTAAGCACGTTGGATATTGATAGTGAATTGGCCAAGCATGAAGAATTAGCAGCTTGGTCTGAATTAGATCAAGTACATACACAACTCAAACGCGATATTGTGGCCAGAGAACGTGCCATAAGGCAATACCAAACTCAGTTAGACAATCATATTAAAAACTATCAAACTGCGGCTAGTCAATCTTGTCCTATGTGCGAACAAGCTATCACAGGACACCAACATCAACAGATCATGACAGATTTAGAAAATCAAATTGCAGTAGTAGATGCAAATTTAAATTCAGAACGGCAAGAATTATCAGAATTGTCTCAGCAACTTGAATTAATACACAACGAAATACAATCAGAAGCTCGACCACAAGTTTATTATCCCAACATCAAACAAGCTCTGAATCATAAAAATACGATTCAACAACTGCATAAAGATTTGGAGAGAGAAAATAATACTGAGAATCCATATACAGACCAATCTCAATTATTGAGTAAAAGTATTCAGGAAGTCAGTTATGATAAAATCAACGTGTTAGTCAAACAACGAGAACATCAAGAATTCTTATACAAGCTGTTGACCAACAAAGACAGTTTTATTAGAAAACGTATCATTGATCAAAATTTAGTTTACTTGAACAACAGACTAGCAGAATACTTGGATAAGTTGGGACTACCTCACAGGGTTACCTTCCTAAATGACCTAAGCGTGGAAATCAATATCTTGGGTCAAGATCTAGACTTTGATTCATTGAGCCGAGGCGAGCGCACTAGACTTATATTGGGTCTGAGTTGGGCATTCAGAGATATCTTTGAAAGCACAGTAGGAGCTACCAATCTATTGTTTATTGATGAGTTGTTGGATCAAGGCATTGATACTGCTGGATTGGAAAGCAGTATTGAAATACTCAAGAAGATGGAACGAGAGCGTAAGAAGAATATCTTCGTGATCAGTCACCGCGAAGAACTTATTACCAGAATGACCCAAACACTTACAGTGATCAAAGAAGATGGTTACAGTCGCTTTGAATGGGATTATGTGCCCAACGTATGATAAAACATGTTTTTATGACATAAATAACATATGGCTGATAAAAAAAGAGTTAACGGTAAAAGCAAGGGCAATAATCAAGAACGAAAGATTGCCAATTTGCTGAGCACTAGGTTTCAATCACAAACTGGTATTATCTCCTCTTTTCGTCGGAACCCAGATTCTGGATCATTTTTCGGAGGGTCTAATAAAGCTAGAACCGAAACATATGATACTGACTATGCAGTGTTCGGTGATTTGATCTGTCCTAGAAATTTTAAATTCTCAATTGAATCCAAACATTACAAATCTGCACCCAGCTTTCAATCAGTCGTGAATCATAAAGTAACACAATGGGATGGTTGGTTGGTACAAGCTGCTCAAGATGCTGCACAATCCAAAAAACAAATGTGTCTGATTGTGAAATATAATAATGTGGATGAGATTGTGTTCTTAGACAATCAATTGCCCATCAGTGTCAACCACAGCAAATATCAATTGTATTGGATTTATAAATTATCAGATTTCTTGAGTTGTCCTGATAATTATTTCTTCGATTGATAAATATTATGTCATGCGCAGCGAATCTGAAATCATTCGAAACTATATTGATATGTTATCAAATCCTCATCTTCTCACGGAAGCCAGAGCATTGGAATCATATTCAATTGAAGACCTAAGGGCAGAATATGCACGAATGGATAAAAATTTTCAATCCACAGGCGGAAACACAAGCATTGCATTAGCAGGATTTGAAATGGATGTATTGGCACCATTTAATTCCACAGAAATATGTAATCAAATTAAACATGTTACTGGTAGGCAATGTAATTACAGCCATGGGTAACCCATGGCGGTAATAGACAAGCATACAAGTCATATACTG